AACAAATCAAAATATATTTGGACGAGTTGGGGTGGAGTGTCATTGATTTGGCTCGTGAGACCAACATCCATCACATCAAACTCGATGAGATCATCAATGGTGGTGAGGAACCAACATACAATCAGATCATGATCATCGTCAACAAAATCACTCAACACTATCCACTCGACCAACATTGGACCATTTATCAATCCATCGTTATCAAACCCATATTCCACATTGGAGTCCAACCATGACACAAAATGAACGAAGTTACATCAAAAACTATGGACGCGCCGCCAATCGTCTCCACAAATCACAACTTGAACAAATCACCATCGAGGGAGATGTCATTGGGGAGATCCATATCAAATGGGACATCGAGAATGGAGATTGGTCGTTTGTTGCCAAATACTTTGTCAATGGTGGATATGATCAACTTTCTTTTGATTCGATGACAGCCGCTGAACAATGGATCCACTGGAGAAAACTTGAGCGCCATCGCCATGACAGTTTTGGAGCCTATTTGGAGTACATTATGAGTGAGTATGATTGGAACAAAACCCAGTTGGCTCGATACCTCAATGTTACTCGTCAATCAATCCATGGATGGATCAACAATCACAGTCTCCCCAGCGTGGACACATTCATCAAGTTGGCTCGACTCATGGCCAAAGTTGAACAAAGCGACATCAACACCATTTTGGTGGACATGAGTGAATCAATCCATTAAACGAAAAAGAGGAGAGGACGCTGGCCGGCTCCCTCTCCACTTCAACCATTTAACAATCAAGACAATATTGGAGTAAAACAACAATGTCCAAGTATAGTATAACACTATTCGACAACATCCACCAACGCCATGGCCAAAAGATCACCATGGATGTGGAGTCTATTTGTCGAGGCCTCACAACACCAGTCCATCGAGCGATTGAGGACAAATCACGTCTCTCATTGTGGAGTCCAACCATATTCAATGGGACGCGCTCGACTTCCAATGCTCAAGTGATCACGATGTTGGTATATGATATGGACGATGGAGACACACCGTTTGACGTCTGGAGTCTATTCGCCCAACGTGGTTGGACCACAATCGCTCACACCAGCGCCTCACACTCACCAACACACCAAAAGTATCGTGTCATCATCCCATTGGCTCAACCGTTGCCAAAATCCGATTGGGAGAAGATTTGGCGCGCCTCATTCGAGTTGTGGATGAACGTGGTTGGATTGGGAGTCCCAGACACCAAAGCGATCAAAGATATGGCTCGTGTCTATTTCCGATATGGATGGCCTCGTGATTCCAAAATGGCTCGTCACGATGGCTCCAAACAGTGGCCACAATCACATCCATGTCATCCCTCCCAGTATCATCGGAGTGGCTATTGGATCGAGAATCCATTGGAGTTGAAGTATGACCACATCCAACTCCCAAAGCCAAAACCACGTCCACAAATCGACCGATCAAAACCTCAATCGTTGGATAGTGCTATGATGGATCCACAGTTGAGACAACGTGTTGGACTCAACGCCGGTGGTCGTATCGCTGGAGAGTACATCAAATACATTTTGTGTCCATCGTGTGGCCGGCGCTCGGTATTCTATTCGATCAATCCATCACTCCCAAACTCAACAAAATGGCCATCATGTAACCACGTCAACTCATGTGGATGGTGGGGTAAACTGGAGACATTGACATGAAAACATATACATTGGAAAAAATCACACTTCACCACCGAGATTGTGTTGAGGCCATGAGAGAGATGGACGATGATTGTTTTGATTTGGCCATCGTTGATCCACCATATCAATTGGGGAACTCCAACGCCTATCGTGGAGCCGGTAAACTTGCCAAACGAGCGCTCAACCAAGATGACAAGATCCAACGCTGGGACATCGCTCCCAATCAAGAGTATTTTGGGGAGTTGATGAGAGTCTCCAAAAATCAAATCATTTGGGGTGGAAACTACTTTGATCTTCCTCCCACTCGTTGTGTCATCGCGTGGGATAAATGTCAACCATGGGAGAACTTCAGTCAATGGGAGATGGCGTGGACATCATATTCCAAACCGGCTCCACTGTTCAAATATGACAACCGAACAGGTGGGAAGATCCATCCAACTCAAAAACCGGTCCGTTTGTACGAGTGGATTTTGGAGAGATTCGCCACCAAAGGTGACAAAATACTTGACACCCATTTTGGAAGTGGCTCTCATGGGATCGCGTGTCACAATATGGGATATGAGTTGACAGCCTTTGAGGTGGATGGTGATTATGTCTCCAGAGCGGTCAATCGAATCCAACGTCATCAAATCCAACTCCAACTCCCATGGTGATATATGATATATGATATACGTATTCCAAAGGACTCAACGCCATGGGGCGAGTGGTTGATGAGAGTCATCGCCAAACGAGACATCACAGTCCAAAACCTAGCCGATGAGGTGGAAGTGTCAACGGTGACCGTTTATGGCTGGTGTCGCCATCCAGACAATCTCAAAATCTCTCGTCTCCAACAAATCGCGGCCGCGGTCATGGATGATGATGATGGTGAGTTGAGGTTCCTCATCAAATCAATCGAACTCATAACAACCAAACCAACAATCAAAACATATCAAAATCGGAGTATAGAAGAATGACAACAGACAAACAAAAAGAGGCTCGTGAGAGACTGCTGGAGATGGCCAAAACATTGGGGATTCGTATGGTGGATGATGTGGAGTCCACAGTTGATCCAACTCTCCCAATGGGAGCCGATGTGGCCACTTGGGACAAACTGTCAAAGCCCAAACCCCAATACGATGAACATGGCAACCTCAAAAAACCAGTGATTCCAAAGACATGTCGTATCAACACCAACATCATTTTGGAGAATGATCCAAAATACTCGGATCTCGTCTTTTGGGAGCACGCCGATCAAGTGTTGTGGCGTGGATCCATGGTGAGTGACGCGGTGATTGAGGAGATGGCGCTCGATATGGAGATTCGGTATCGTTACACCGTTGGAAACAAGTCATTGGAGGGAGCGGTGTTGAGAGTTGCCAACACTCGTATCCATACACCAATCAAAGATTGGTTGGAAAGTCTCCCGGCGTGGGATGGCGTTGGACGTATTGAGAACCTAGCCGAGGACGTGTTGAACTGTGAGACATTGGATGAGTATCGTCCATTAATCCAACGGATGTCGGCTCTCATGTGGATCGCTTTTGTGGCTCGAATATATGATCCCGGTTGTCACGTTCACACAATGCCAATCATGGTGGGTCCCAAAGGTGTTGGGAAGTCGATGTTGATGGAGATCATGGCCGGTGAATACTTCACGCGCGCCGATCTTCCTATTGGCAAAAAGGACGCGCTGGAGAAGATCCATCAAGCCGGGATGTGGGTGTGGGAGTTGGCCGAACTCAAGGATCTCCAAGGAAAGAGCGCCGATGTCGCCAAACAATTCATCACCACGAGTGAGGATTTGTACCGGCCATCGTATGGGAAGTTACCAGTCAAAAGAAAGCGCCGAACATGTTTTGTGGGTTCCACCAATAACTATCAATTCATGGATGATGGTCCAGAGCGCCGATTTTGGATTTTCAAGATCCTCAAAAAGATCAATCTCCAGTATCTCCAAACCCATCGAGTCCAAATATGGTGTGAGGCTATCTATTACTACAAACAAGGGGTCAAATGGTGGTTGGATGAGGAGTTTGAGGAAGTACTCAAGGACTATCAAACCGCGTACCTAGTCGATGATCCATGGGCTTACAAGGTCAACAAAATCATGATGGATCGTGACGAGGGGACCATTGACACATCCACCAGTGACATCGTTGAGGCGATGGATATACCACTCCACATCTCCCACACTGGGAACGCCAAACGGATCGCGGCCATCATGGCTCAACTGGGATATGAATCCAAGCGGCGTGGATCTCGTCGAGTATGGAAAAAGTCCAAATAAAAGTTATCCACAAAGTTATCCACAGCCTCCAACGGTCGAACCGCTGGGGGCTTTTGTAGTTATCCACAGAGTTATCCACAGGTGTTGATAAGTTATGATATGTTATGTCCATGAGTCAATCAATAGTCCAACTCGTCAAAATGATGATGAGAGGGATTGACACCAATACGGTGATCGATCCAATAGCCGCGGCCACACACTTCGAGACGTCAATCGAGTCATTGGATTTGATGTATGTCCACCATGAGGGGATTGGATATGTCTGGGATGAGGATGATCCAGTCATGATGGTTCAATTCACCATTGATGGCGCGGAGTTTGACGAGCACCATGAACATCCCAAAACACTTCGAGTGATTCAATGTGTGTTGAGGACGTTGACATATATGGAGGAGTCCCAAATGATTGAGGATGAGTCCGAGTCCGAGAGTGACGAGTACATATAAGTTATCCACAGAGTTATCAACAGGCTCCAAAAAGTTATCCACAGAGTTATCAACAGGTGTGGATAACTTATTTGTTTTTGATACCTCACGTCTATTTTTGATATATCACGTCTATTTTTGATATATATGGCCACAACCGGTCTAAAATTCACACCAGTTTCACGCCAATATCACACGTATTTCACACCAGTTTCACACGTATTTCACACGTGGAGAAAATCCTACAAATCCCACAGTGTCGAGGGGATAGAATAATATACACTAAAAAACACACTTTTTTTGTTCTAAACTTTTTATACCTATAGGGGGTATAGGGGTATATACTCCAGAGTGTTGATTTGTGGAAAATCACCCACTCGATTGGTCAATCGTCCCAACAGTGTCGAGATCATCCCAGTTTTGTCCACGTGTGAAACTGGTGTGAAAACGTGTGAGAAAACAATCTCACCACCATCATCGTGATTGTGTTATGTTGTGGACATGTCGAGACACCAACACACATTTGGAGAGTGGATTCGCTCCCAGTTGGATCCCAATATGGTGACCATCATCAATCTCTCCGATTATAGTGGGATCCACATCCGAAAACTATACCGGATCATCAATGGTGAGAATACGTTGAGATTTGATGATTGGATATGGATCATCGAGTGTATTGGTGACATGACATCTCAATCCATGACAGATTTGGTCATTGATTGTGTCGAGTTTATGAACCAACCAAAATGATGATGTATGATGAGATATGAATGTTGTGTAGTCTGCGGATGTGATCCATGTGATTGTCACCCAAATGGAGAAGATGATGGCCCAAAATATATTTATTCCAACCAGCGATCGGAGCGCTCACAATCGAATCGAGAGAGCGATCCCAAAGTTTATGGCGAGATTTGGAATGGCAAAAGACCAAGCCACAGCGGTGGCCATACGTTTGGAGTCATTAGGACGATTGGAGGTGAGTGGAGCGCCAATCAACAAACCCAAAGCCACACGAGGTCTCCCAATCCCGGTGGCTCCATTGGCTGTACTTCAGGCGATACGAGCCATGAAAAAGGACAACACACCACGATCCACAGTGGTCCGAGAGTCGGATGGCGATTCCTATGACAACGCGTTCGAGGCCTCCAGAGCCACACGACGTCCAACACGATCCAACCGATTGAGATCACGAGTCACGAGGGGACGATGAGACCAATATACATCATCGGTCCATATCATGGGGATCAAGAGAAGTGGATCAAACGATTGACCCATCTCACACGATTGGTGAGTCAATCCGATCGTGGTCATGAGGTGGTTGTGATGTGTCCACACCCAATGATCCACACCAACGCCTATGGTGACAAAATCAAAGCGGTGACACAAACTCTCAACACGTTGATGATGGTCGCTCACTTCGACAAATCCGAGTTATGGGTGGTGTTGGATGATGATGGCCAATACTCCACCGGTGTTGATATGGAGGTGGAGATGTGGAGATTGTGGAGAGAACCAGAGTCCATCAATGAGATGAGATATTGTGATTGGGTCCAACATTTGGA